GCATTGAACTGTGTTGCAGTGGAAAACATGCGGGCAAGGATTGTCTGCTCTGAACCGAATTCGCATGTTATCGATTTGTTGCTAACCTCGTTTCGCCCGATCTGAATCATGGTGTTTTCAACGTCACGGTCCATCCAGGTATTCAAGTAGGCTACTATTCCCTGCTGCGGCCATTTCCATTCCGTCTTTTCTGTATTGCCGTCTGAATCCGTGGTTTCTGTATCAAAAGCAGAATCCGCTTCGTATGTCTGATTAAGCAGCTCAAACGACAAGGATTGACAGTCAACTTCTACTTCATCGCCGTCAAAATCTACAGACAGAATGGTGAAATAAAAAGACTTTCCGCGAAAGTCTGTAAAGGAAATCTTGTTGCCCGCCTGCAAATAGGACGCGTCAGAATGCGTCCTGTCTGCAGTAAAGGTAAGTGTAGAAGCAGAGCCGTAAATGTATTCAGTCAATTTAACCGAATTAACATGCAGTGCTTCAGGGACGTCATTATCGATAAAGGCTAAGCAGGCTTCCGTTGTGGCGGAAAGAATAGCCATTCTAGGTGTTTTCTGTTCAGCCATTAAATCCATCCTTCCCGAATATATGCTTTAACGTCCGTCAAATCGGTAAGCGTATACCAATCACTAGGTGTGATGTAGATGCCGGTCTCTCCTGCTGGAACCTTAAAATAGCTTGAGCCAATAAGCTCAAGAGAAGGATCTTTAGTGTTATTGACATATATCGCTCCTTCTGCAGTGCTGATAGCAATAGAACCTGCAGGGATGCTTTTCATATTGTCCGGATCGTAATTCCAAATTTCAAAAGTGCTAACAGCCATATGACCGTTATCTGTCACTTTCCTTTGTCCGGCCCGTGCGCCAAAGAAAACAAAAATCTTTGTCAATTTCCGGTCCGCCTTCTCGTTTACATAGGCAATTTTCCTGTCCCAGTAGCCGTTGCCGATTCTCAAATCAAACATGTTTCCCTGCTTGTGCATGTAGATAGAACCGCTTTTAAAGGCATTGCTGGAATACGTATTAGCCGCGCTGCATTCATAAGATCCCAGACTTGTATCACCAACTTCAGACCAAAGCGTCTGTCTGTTGTTCGGATTGACATTCACATTCCATTTCCAGAAACACTTGCCGTCCTGGTCAATAAGGGCAAACAGGATAATACCGTATTGATTAGCATCGTTGGAATACATGTCAATGCTTGCATGAAGCTGGAAGTTCGTTACCTGTGCAGTTGACGGAACGGTAAACAGTGCCGATGGACCATACCAGACATTACTTGAGCTTGCAGTTCCATAATCAGATACCTGCATTGTAGCTTGCGCATATTGAGTGGCTTTCGAACTGTCAAAAGATCCGGATGTTTGCCAGCCGTTACCCAGCGTCAGTATTGAGCCCTGTGCAACTGTAGGATTGAGAACTACATTCCAACCCGTCAAATAGTTTTTAGCAAGCAAACCCAGCCGCCCTTTTTGGGCTGCGTCCGCATTTCCGTATTCGATTGCGCCTTCAGTACTAACCACGGACAGATAACCGTTCTGGTTTGCCTGTGTCATTGTGTATTCGATTTCTGCAGGTACATTCCCGTCATTTTGGACCGTGATCTTGTAGCCGGTATCTGTAGCCACGCCCTCAAATTCTTTCAGAGTGGTGGAATACTTGCAGGGATCCGAACAGTGGAAAGTGATTGTATCGTCTCCTGCATCAGCTGTAGACGCAATAAAATATTTATCCTGTTCGTCATAGAAGATTAGTTTGAACTGCTCCTGATTGAGTAAAGCATTCAAATTGTTGGTTCTGATCATATGAGCCTCCGGCGTTGGCGCCAGAAGTTCAAATGTAACGGTAATATCTCTTTCCGGCAAAGCAGAACGGATGAATTTTGCGCCCTGCTGATACGGGATTCTATAAGTAGTAACTTCATGAGTCATCACTTCACGGCCTGAAATGCTCAATACATGAAAGCCGGGAACGACATCCTCAATCCATTGATCATTGATCTTGATTATTTTTTTCATGCAGTACCTCCGGCAATTTTGGATTTCAGGCGGCTGTTCCTGCTGATACGGTTATCAACTTCCGAATAGATCAGCCCGCCAACTTTCTTGCCGTCCAGAATGATATTTACAGGCCTGTCCGCAATCTTTGTTACAAGCGTTTCAAGCTTTGCAAGCCTTGCCGAAACTGCATCGGTTCCAGCAGAAAAAGCGCTGATAGCATTTCCTTGTGATACAGAAGATTTGGCAAAGCTCATATCCGGACCTGTAGCAGAAGCCACATAGTTTCCTGCACGGCTGATTACATCGTGATATGCCAGACCTGCTTCAACGCTTGCAAACATTGGCAAGCCGGTTTCTTCATCTCTTACAGGCCAGTCAATCATACTGCTGGAGCTTGCGCTTGCCGCGGAAGCATAAGCCGATTTTATGGTAGAAGCAAGATTGGCAAGAGTGTTTCTCAAACCTTCAGCAAAACTGCTTGCCGCCTGTGCACCTTTAGCAGAAGCAGCGCTGCTTACATCAGCGTTATTAATTGCCGAACTTGCCGCGCCCATTGCGCTTGTTGTGTACGGACCAATCTGGCTGATTCCGGAATTGTATTGAGAACTGGCGCTCGTTCCTTTTGAACCTGCAGTACTGTCTACATTGCTGCTGTTTGCCGCGCTTGTAGCCGCATTGAATGCACTGCTTGTAGAAGTCTTAACCTTATTGATTCCGGTTTCGTACATATCGCCTGCGTCTTTGCCTTTGGTTTCGGCTTCTGAATCAATCGTGCTGTTTGTTACTGCACTTGTTGCTTCATCCATTGCCTGTTTCGTTGTAGATGAAAACAGTTCAAACTTGTTGGCAAGAGTTTCTACAGGCGTATTCAGATCCGTAAGTCCTTCCGTCAAATCATTGAATGCACCGGATTTCAGCTTGTTTACATTCTCTTCAGTAGATGCAACGGTACTTGAAAAATCCAGAATACGGTTGATATATTCCATGGCTGTTTCCATATTCGGAGCACTTTCAAGAATGCCGTTTGCCATATCCACTGGGATTAGACCGCCAATTCTACCGGATTCATCAACCATGGAATCTAATGTATCAAGACTTGCCATTAGAGCTATAGCTTCTTGCGGATCGGCTGTCCCGTTCCTGATGCCTTCTGCAAAGCCTTCAGGAATTTGTACGCCTTTATCAGACGCTTCAGACGCGATTCTTTCAAACTCTCCAATGACGTTATCGCCCAGTGTTTTCAATCCGCCTGTATCGATTCTGTTCAGGGCTTCCAGCGATTCCTGTGTTGTAGCTACGACATCAGGCCACGTTTCTTCCACTTTTGTCCGATACTGTTCAAGCATGTCATTAGTAGTCTGCAATTTTTCACAAACGTTCTTGTATGCATCGCTTGTGGTATCGCCTGCGGCCCTCATTTCATCCTGCTGGGCAATCAAAGACTGCTGTTCAGACGCATAGTAGTTCATGCCTTCTGTAGCTTCATCGAATGCTAAACGCTGTTCAGCCGCCGCCTGTGTCAAATCCTCGTAAGCAGAAAGATAAGCCTGTTGCATAGCCGCTTCTTTTTTGGCGGCATAGTTTTCTCTTAAAGCGTCTGTATTTTCGATTGTTGCGCCGGTGTTATCAATGATTTGTCCTGTCTCTGAATCTACAGACCATCCAAGTTCAGGGTAGATTTCATTCAACTGCTCAATCGCTGTAGCAAGTCTTACCTTTTCGGCGTAAGAAAGATTTTCCTTTTCAGACAACGTTGCAATAGTGTCAATCAGTCTGTCAGCAGAAGCCGCCTGTGCTTCAGTTGTCTGAACAGTCTCTTTGCCTGATTGCCTGCTGGCTTCTGCAGCTTCTTCATAATCTTCAATTTCATCAATCAAAGCGTCATAAGCCGCGTAAGTTTCATCTACTGCTTTACGCTGGGAAACAAGCTTGTCGTTTAAATCTTTGGCATACTTGCCAGCGGCATACCAGGCAGCACCGATAGAAGCAACGATAGCAACACCGCCTGCAATCGTACTGAATGTACTCATACTTGCGGTGTCCATTCCCTCAATAGCCGCGGTTGCCGCTTTAGATTTACTGCTAACTTTGGTAATAACATCAATCAGGCTTGAACCGGCTTTTGCAACGGATGCAACTGTTTTTGCAAGCGGCGCTAAAGCAGAACCGATCAGCAAAGCAGAAACAACTGCTTTCTTCTGCCCTTCATCCATTTTGGACAGATTCTTGATCCAGTCCTTTGCATCATCCAAAAGGTCTTTGATAGTAGGAAGCAATTCATTTCCTAAAGAAGCGCCAAGCTGTTTGATGGATTCCCATGTTTGAGAAAGCTTTGATTTCGCTGTCTCGTACTGTTTGTTTGCCTTGATAACAAGAGCGGTATTTTCTTCCCATGAAGAATTGGCATTGTCCAAAGCTTCTCTATACAGATCGGTACTTTGCGCCAATGCGCCCATAGAAGCAGACTGTCTAACTTCCGTGATTCCTAATTCATCAAGTACTTCTGTAATGCTTTCTTCTTGAGAACCGATGCCTTCTACAAATTCCGCGAAAGCTGTTCCTGCATCTTCTTTCCAGGCAGCGGCAAAATCATCAGCGGACATTCCTGCAACCTTTGCATACTTCTGAAGATCTTCAGAACCCGTTTCAACGGCAAGATTAATGGACTTGAGCATTTTGGACATGGACGAACCGCCGCTAGTAGCTTTGATACCCATGGACGAAAGCGCGGTGGAAAGCGCCAGTGTCTCTTGAGTGGTCAATCCTACCTGCCTTGCTGCAGGCGCCATGTATTCCGCCATTGAAGAAATATCTGCTTCTGTTGTAGAAGCGTTATTGCCCAGATAGACAAGAGCAGATCCCAAGCGCTCGTAATAGTCTGTAGTTCTTTCTTCTGCAGGAACCATTACATTCGCAAACTGCGAAAGCATTTTAGCGGCGTCTTCACCAACAACGTTTGTGGTATCAGACAGCATTGCAACGGTCTTTGTAAAGCCCTCAATGTTTTCTGTAGCCACGCCCATTTGTCCTGCAATCTGTGCATAGCTTGCCAAATCCTCATAGGAACTTGATGTGCTCGTTGCCATTTCCTGCAGTGCTTCATTCAACTGATTCATCTGTGCAGTAGTACCGGAGACAGTTTTAGTTACACCGGCCCATGCGTCCTCATAGGAAACTGCACTGGATACAGATCCGGCCAAAGCCGCGAAGGAAATAGTAGAAAGCGGCTTTAATACCTTGTAAGCCGATTCCGCTGTAGCGGCTACACTTTTAAGACCGGTATCAAGCAAAGCAAGACTTGTATTGCCGTTGTAGCTTGCCGCCGCCAAATCCTGTATAGCCTGCTTTGTAAGTTCAATCGATCCTTCCAAAGCTGTCATTTGAGCTTTCAGTCCGATTGCCGTATCTGATAATTCGCCCTCACTTTTAACCGCCAGCTCATATTTAGCAGAAAGCTGTACAAGCTCGTTTTGCTGTTTGGTAAGCGTCTGATTCAGATTTTGCATTTGCAGGCTTGCGGACTGCATGTAGGTTCGCATGGTGGAAAATGATGCGCCCGCCTTTGTAGCAGCAGACTGCAGGCTGCTCAAATTCTGAGCATTCTTTTCAGCCGCTTCAGTGAACTGCTTCTGGCCGTACGTTACTTCCGTAATGCTTTTAGTAAGACTATCTACTTCAGAAGCCGCTAAAGCGTATTCCGATTTCAGGTAATTCAGCTGTCTTGCAAGTGCTTTGGACTGTTCAGAAGTAGCACCGGTGGCAACAACGGAATCGTTATATTTATCCGTCATTTCTTCAATCGCCTGTGCTGTTACCTGCATTTGCGATTTCAGATTTCCAATACGGTCAGCCGCTAAAGCCTGCTGTTGAATGTACAGGGCATAATCATTTGTTGACGTTTTGAGCGCTCGTGACAGTTTACTCATTTCGCCCTGTACGCCCTGCACATCGGCTTTCACTTTCCGCATTGCCTGATCAAAGCCGGTTGCATTTCCGTTGATATTAATCGTTATGCCTTTTTGGGAATATGCCATAAGCAAACCTCCTTTCTATTTAGAAACAATCGAAATCTGTTTGCGTTGCCTGTCTTCTATGGACTTTATCCGGGCTGTGCTCATATGCCGCATTGGTAAATTCAACAAGGATATCCAGCAGAAAGGGAATGTCCATTTCATCAATTTCAGACAGACTGAAGCCCTGCTTTTTAGCCACCGCAAACAGCCACGAAAATGTTATTTTTTTTTATCATTGCCCGTGCTTTCTTCTGCAGGTTCAACAATGCTTCCGCCCTGCATAAGGAAATAATGAAAGCCGGTTGCCTGAATAATCAGGCTCATATAGTTATCAATTCCATCAAACCATTTTTCATATGGTTTTGTTTTCGGGTTATGCGCGGCAAGACCGGCCCAAACGATTTTTGACAGGTATTCATCTCCGCACGCTGTCATAGCGTTTGCCTGCAGTGTTTCTTCATTGATAACTTCAGAAACATTTTCCGCGCCAACTTCTTTTACCAGTTTGTTCAGCTGAATTTGAATACGGCCGGATGCAGCGGACATTTCGGACAGCAGGTCTTTTCCTGCAACGCCGCGAAACAGTCTTGCCATTTTGCCGTTGTATTCCAGAGTCGTGTTCTTTCCATCAATCACGATTTCAAATTTCATTTCAACGAAGCCTTTCTAAATCCAAAAAAAGAGCCGGCTTTCACCGGCTCAATTTAAATCAATTTCTATTTCGATGTAGCAAAAGTGGGCAGCGATACTTCTGTGTAGAAGTCATCATAGCCGGAAGTTCCCTCTGTGATTCTCAATTTCGTAATGGTGGAACCGTCTGTCAGTTCAACCGGTACTGCACTGTACGAAATTGTCAGGGTGGTAGGATCAAGCGAATCGCCTTTAGTATTTGCGGTGCTGTTACCTCTGGTGAATACACAGTCAAAGAGAATGTGTCTAGTATTCTGTGCATCTCCCTTGAACTGGAAGAGCAGAGCGCCTTCAACCGGTTCTGCATTTGCCACCTCCACGATAGAGCCGTCTGTAGCTGTTTTATAGTTCAGCAAAGTTGTAGCAATCGTGTCAGTCATATGAACCAGAGTCAATTCGCCAGAGTAACCATTATTGGCATAGATTTTCTTGTAAACCGTGTCATCGGCGTAGATGGTAGAATCCGAAGATTCCGGGTTGATAGTCAACGACTGGGCGCCGGGAAGAGCCACAGGGGTTCCATAGGTCAGAGATACCTTTCCCGATGTGTCGGTAGTCTTTGTAAGTTTGGCAAAGTAGACTTTAGCCAGACCGTATTCGATAAGGTTAGCTGTTGTAGCCATATAGCCTCCTTTTTCCTCAATGAAGCCAAAATAAAAAATCTGCTATTCGAACAGATGACAAACCGTTAGCAGATCATTTAAAACCGTTATTTACACAAACAAATTTCATTACATATAAACAGTGTCTATAAAACCTTCGCCAGTGCTGCATCAATATTTGCGTCAAGTTCTGCTTCTACGACGTCCCAGCCCTCCTGCCAATGAGGGAAAGCCCGTGTCGGCATTAAAGGACGGTTCCACAGTTTGTGCCCGTTTTCAAGCAGATGTGTCAGCGAATATTGATGACTGCTGGCGTAAATCTGGCCTTCAGTGAAATTAGAACCGGTATTCATCCGGTAAGAAATGGACGCGCGATATTTGCCAGTCCGGTTTTGATACGAACCTGCATTCTTCGTTGCATCTTTACCGGCTTTCAAAGTTTCGCGGATAGCTTCATTCATAGCTAATCGGACATCCGCTGTCAGTTCAGTCAGCATGTCGGTAATGGTTGCGCTAAAGTCATCCATTTCAATAACAACGTGATTTCCGTAAGTATATCTATCCTGTGCCATTAGTCCTTACCGTATCCGTACAAATTCCATTCCACGACATAAGCCTTTTCAGTTGATACTTCTTCATCCGCTCGTTTTGCAAAAACAAAGCCAAGGGAATCAAAGATTTCTTCCATCTGGTCCTCAAGACCAAATGATTTCGCCGTTGTAACAAGCCGGACTGCATAACCACTGCACTTTAAGTACAGTCTGTCATCAGCCCACAGGTAATCAGGAACACCTTCAGACAGCGTGATATACGGTGTTTTGTCCGGTCTCATTTTGAAACCGCCGAAAGCAACGTAATCTTTTCCCACAAGGTCATTCAGCTTGCTGATAAGCTCAGTTCGCTTTCCCATGTTCCCAGATCCTTTCTTGCTAACAGCTCAATATCATCACCGTCAACGAATGTCCGGTATACAACATACATTTCGCCGTCATACTCAATTACTGTTTCCCCGTCATAATCGCCAAGGTTGACAGTAAATTTCCAAGCCGCCTGAATACCCGCCTGCATAGCGGCGTAAGCCTCTTTCATGTAGACGGAACCAACACGGCAAAAAACGGTACATCGATTGGACAGGTCTATTTCCCGCACTCCGTCCTCATTCTGTACCGCCGTCGGCTTAATTAATGTGCATTCCGATTCCCATAGAAACGATTCTCTAGTGTACTCATAAGCCATCAGGAATCATCCTCTATGGAAACAAACCGGACATCTGTCACGGTGTTGATCAAACGTTCTTTGTAGCGCCGTAACCAGATATCGCCGTTTCCGGTGTTGGAAATGCCCATCTGGCTTTTGGCGTACATGATGCATAGAAGAACTAGCTGCGGGCTTTCTTCAT